TGTATCTCGATACCTTGACCCTGATATGGCTCAGTTGGTTGAACCGTATCGTCGTATGCGGATTTACGCATGAGTTACTCAGTCACCGACATCAAGACTGGTCTCGCTAACGCTTTAGCAACTGTTCCAGGTTTGCGGGCTTACGCCCAGCAACCGGACAATATCAATGCTCCGTTCGCTTGGCCTATGTTGGATTCAATCACCTACAACGGGGCGATGCGTGGTGGGTTGGTGACCCATATTTTCGTGGTGTCTGTGGTTGTGGGTAGGTCTGCGGAACGTACAGCTCAGACTGCATTGGATGGGTTTCTGTCTTATGAGGGTACGACTTCGGTTCGTGCAGCGTTAGAGGCTGACAGGTCTTTGGGTGGGGTCGTATCAAATCTGTTGGTTGAGTCTGCCTCGAATATCTCCACGATGGATGGGAACGATGCGACTTACCTGATGGTTGACTTCCGTGTGGTGGTGTACGCTTAGTCTGTTGATTCGTCGTCCTGCTGGCGTGTATAGTTTCATTAGTTAATCTTCGAGTGCCGTGAGGCAGGAGTATCAAATATGGCAAAGCAAGTTCTCACAAACGTAGCGGTCACCTTCGGCACGGCGAACACCGACATCACTTCGTATGTCGCATCAGTAACGCTGAACCTGTCAAAGGCTGAAGTAGCTACAACAAGTTTCGGTTCGTCTGGTGCAGTAACTCGTGTTGCTGGTCTTGCAGACAACTCCATCACTCTTGAGTTGCATCAGGATTACCCAACCATCGAGAAGTTGTTCTACGATGCTTGGAATGCAGGTACTGCTGTACCAATGACAGTCAAGCCAAACGGTACTGGCGCTGCTTCTTCTAGCAATCCATCGTATGCGTTTCAGGCTCTCCCGTTAACTTGGACTCCAATTTCTGGGGCGGTGGGTGACCTAGCCACAGCCTCTATCACGTACCCAATTGACGGTGCAGTAACTAAGACTGGTACTGGCGCATAACTTTTCTTTAACAACCCTTACCTGCGGAGGTAGATAATGAAGATAGCCCTTGAAGTTACATCGGCATTGGATCAGAAGACTCGCACAGTTATTGCTGCGTTTCCTGATTTCATCGCTTTTGAAAACAAGTTCAATCGAAGCGTCGCAAAGTTTGAAGCAGAACTAACGCTTACAGACTTGGCTTATATTGGTTGGCATTCTGAGCACCGCCAAAAGAAAACTGGTTTAGATTTTGATTCGTGGATTAACGACATTGAGTCATTAGCGATTGGTGATGCTGATCAAGCTGTGATCGTCCCTTTGGAGACCAGTCAGCCCATTGGATGATTGCATACCTATCTGTTGAGACAGGTATCGCACCATCGGTGTTGCTGGCAGAAACTCCTCGAATGCTATTTACAATGCTTGCTTATTTGCGTTGGAGAGCAATTCATCTGAACAAGTAGTCTGTTGATATGGCGCAAGCATTCGGCAGAGCAGGAGAAGTTTCAATTACTGGTGGCAACGATGCCATTGAAATTGTTGGTATCAATAAGTTTCTCCGTGATGCTTCTAGAGCGAATCAAAAGTTTGACGCTGAAGCTCGTATTGCTGCTGGAAAAGTTGCAGAAAACCTTTTAGCCAAGACTCAAACTGAGGCTGGTTCGGTGACTCGTAATCGCCAAGCTACCGAGGTGATGAAAGGGATGAAGGTTGGCAAAGATCGAATCCCTAAACTTTATTTAGCAAGCAAATCTAGTTTTGTTTCAAAGTCCAATCCGAACAGGAATCGTAAGCGTAAGGTGACCAGAGGTGATGTGTTCTTTGGTGCAGAGTTCGGTGGTGGCAAGTTCGGCAAGGGGGCGAAGACCTCTGCTGGCGGAAGGTCGGTAAATAAAAAGGGTGAGTCCCGTGATGGGTATCGCAAAGGTGGCGGGTACACCAGCCAGTTTCTTCGCCATCGTGGCAGGGCAGGATATTTCTTTTGGCCTACTGTCCGTAAAGAAAAAGAGAATATAGCCAGAGAATATCTGGACGCTATTGAGAAGGTGTTGAAGACCCTTGACGATAATGCTTGACTTGAGCTGAGTTTCCTGTACCCTTCTAGGAGGAGGGGTTATGGCAGTTCTGTTTAAGAATGTGAAGTCTATTTATCCGAAGCCGTTGGCTTCGTCGTGGGAGCAGCTCAAAGAGTTATTGTCGTTCCATGAGGAGAACTCAGTCAAGCAGGCTGGGGCGTTGTGGTCTCCGGTTGAGTATGACTCTGGCACCACCAGAGGTAACAACAACGTCAGGTTTGTTGAGGCGTTGGTTGTGGACATGGACGGTGAAGCCTTTGATGATGCTCGACTAGACGGTTTGGAATGGTTTGCCTATTCCACCTATTCGCATCGCTTGGATGATCCTCACTATCACCTGGTCTTGCCGTTAGCGGAGAAGGTGCCTGCTTCGTTGTGGCGGGTGGTGTGGTCTGAGTTGCATGACCGTATTGGTTTGGTTGGTGACCCTCAGACTAAAGACCCTGCACGTATTTTCTATCTACCTCAACACGCACCGGATCAGCCGTTTGAGTTCCATGAAGGTCATGGTGTGTTGTTGGATTCTTCGTTCAGGTTGGATGTTGAACCTGTCATCAATCCTGTGTCGCCTCGCTCGAAGCAGGTTCGTCAACCTCGTCAGCGTCGTGCTGGTTCAGAGATAATGTCTGAGGCTTGGTGGAATGAGCCTGTAGATATTTCTCGTTGGGATGGCCTGTCGGGGAAGGCTTTATATTCTGCGATGCTTGATGAGTTTATTGCTTTGCGGAATGGGTTGTCTGTTATTGAGTAGAATCTTCGCATGGCTGGTGAGCGCACGTTTGTTGTTAAGTTTATTTCTGACATTCTCGGTGCCACCAAAGGCATCAAGAAAGTTGGGGATGACTTAGGAACCCTAGGTAAACAGGTTGATACTGGGTTCGGTCAAAAGTTCAAGAGCGTCATGCCATCGTTCAAACAGTTTGCGGTTGCTGGTACCGCTGCGTTTGCAGCTGCTAGTGCTGGTGCCTATAAGGCAATCCAATCTGCCTCTGACTTGGCTGAATCACAGTCCAAGGTTGGGGTGGTCTTTGGTGATTCAGCAAAACTTGTAAATGATTTTGCTAAGACTTCTGCGACTTCGTTTGGTATAACGAAGCAGGCTGCTCTTGAGGCAACTGGTACTTATGGCAACTTGTTCCAGGCGTTCGGTGTAGGTCAAGGTGAAGCAGCAACAATGAGTACAACGCTTGTCGCTTTGGCTGCTGACTTGGCTTCGTTCAATAACACAACTGTTGATGATGCGATTCTTGCTTTGCGTTCTGGTTTGTCTGGTGAAACTGAACCGTTGAAGAAATACGGTGTTGCGATTAACGATGTTCGGTTGAAGGAGCAGGCTCGAAATATGGGTCTCTATTCGGGGACTGGAGCGTTGAGCGTTACCGCTAAGACACAGGCTGCTTATGCTTTGATCCTTAAGGACTCGACGTTGGCTCAAGGTGACTTTGAACGCACGAGCGGTGGCTTGGCTAACCAACAAAGAATCCTCAAAGCACAACTATCGGATGTGACTGCTCAGATTGGTTCAGTCATGATTCCGGCATTCCTGGGTGCTGTGTCGTTCATCAACGATTCAATGCTTCCAGCCTTCCGTGATTTTGGTTCAGCTTTAGAAGAAGGCGGTCTGGCAGGAGGGTTTGATTTTATCGCAACTAAGTTCAAAGAATCTGCACCTATGGTGTTGGAGGCTTTAGGTTCAATGATTACTCAGGCTGTTGAATGGATTGGCACATCAGGATTGCCGATGCTCTTTGATGGTATCAACAAACTTGCTACGGCTTTGACGGATTGGATTGAACCTCGAATCCCAATGTTCATCGGAAACCTCACCAAGTTTTTGATGGCTGGATATGAATGGATTTATACAAAGGGTTTGCCAATGTTGTTGGATGCTGTACAGAAACTTGGTGACACGCTTGCCAGTTTCGTCGGTAAAGCTGCACGTCAACTTCCAGCACAACTGGTAAATATGCTCGTCACTATTGGTGGATGGATATTGTCTGAAGGTATCCCAGCACTTTTGGCTATGGGTACTCGACTTGCTGGGTCGCTAATTAAGTGGACTTTGACTATAGGTGGACAACTTATCGCTGGTTTGGGTGGGGCTGTGGTGGCTTTGGTTGCTGCGGTACCTGACATCTTTGCTGGCTTCGTTAAAGGTATTGCAAACATCGCAGTCAATACAGTCAAGGGTTTTGTTGGCAAGTTTGGTGAAATGAAAACAGCCTTAGCCAATGTTGCGGTATCTGTAGTCAACACTCTTATCGATGTATTCAATAAGATTCCTTTGATCCCTAACATCCCGAAGATTACTTTGGATACCAAGAAACTTGGTGCTCAGGTTGGTTTGACTGGTGCGCAACTTCAAACCGTTAACGAAAGATTTGATGACGTTAACGGCACTTTGAAGGTTGGTTCTGATGTGATGAACGATTTCAAAGAAGAGACCAAGAAGACTGAGACTGCTACTGGTGGTGCTTCTAAGACGATGAAGACTGCTAAAGAAAAGTTGGAGATGTACACGGATGCTTTGAAGAAAAGCACTTCAGCGCAGAAGGGTTTTACAAAGGCTCAAAAGGACACGAAGTCTGCTCAGGATGATTTGACTCAAGCCAATAGTGATGTCATCGCAGCTCAGGCTGCTTTAGATAAGGCCGTGTCTGGGTTTGGTGCTGGTTCACCGGAAGCGATTAAAGCACAGAAGGAATTGGATCAGGCTCAGCGTGGGGTTGAGCGGGCTGGGTATCGTGTCGAGGAATCGTTGTTTGCTGTGGCTGATGCTGAGAAGGCTTTGGCTGATGTTCGTGCTGATCCTGAGTCAACTCCTCAGGCGATTCGTGAGGCTGAGATTGCGTTGGCTGAGGCGAAGTTGTCTACGAAGGATGCTGTT